TATATAATCGTGCTGTGCCATAAAATTAATCTTATATCATTTTTATTGTTTTTGTCCAATTCCGATTGCCTGATAATCGAAAGTTCTATCAACAGTACTACCAGAACTGTTAAAAAATTCAACTACGAAAGATGCAGTTCCTTTAGATGTAATTGTAAAGAAATCTCCTGTTGCCATGTTTTGACCTATGACAGTTAGTGATGGTGTTTGATAATACTCTGAACCAAAAGTAATAGTTTTTCCTGATGTGCTTGTTGTACTAGAAATATTACTACCTTTTTCAGTTCTAGTAGGTAAAGATAATTTAAGTGCTAATGCTGAAATTTGTGGGCTTTCTTGTGTATTACTAGATGTTAATTTAACTCTAAATTTAACTGCTCTTGCAACATAATCTCCAGCTTTAAAATCTTGGAATGAAGTATAAGTAGAGGCATCTTGAGAAGTAGAAACTTGTAATATTGCATTTGTATCTATAGAGGCATTAGAGCCACCATCAAACAATCCTTGTCTTGCATCAAAATTACCTGACGCAGAATCAAAGTTATTTACAAAGTTAATATTATTAACAATAAATGAATCTAAAAGAACATTAAATTTTAAAACAGAATTAAAATCAAAAGCATTTGCAAAAGCATAAGTACCAGATGAAGTTATTGCACCTGAACCACCATCAAAGAAACCAAGACCATCATCAAAGTTACCTGTATGTGAATCAAAATTAATAGATGTATCTAATTGTAATTTACTATCTACAGCAACAACATTAGTTTTAGTTCCTGTAAATGTAGAATGTTCTGTTAAGGTTTGTACTGTTTCTATTTTTTCTGCCAGAACTTGTGCTGATATAACTTGACTTGCAAAGTCTGTTGATCTAATTCCAAATTTATCTACAGCTTTTATAAAATATTTTCCTGTTCCTACAAATGGTGTGGTAACACTTGTTGCTGGTCTACCTATTCTTGGTACTAATACAGTGGTGTTTGCATAAGCTGTTTCATTAGTATTTGAAGTAAATCTTATTTCATAAAAATCAAGATCAAGGTTAGTTACAGCATCAAAAGAATGATAAAGTTTATCTCCAACTACATCTATTGAATAATTAGTTACATTGTCTGGTGGAGTAAATGCACTATTAACTTCATGTTGTCCTGTTGTGTAAGTGGATTTAACACCTACAGCATTTATTGCTCTTACTCTTACATCATAGATAAGACCTTCTTTAACAGGATATTTTTCTACTATAGAATTTGAACCTCTACGCATTAATCTATAACTTGATGAAGTTGATTCTTTGTATTCTACCTCAAACTGATCTGTAAAAGCATCTGTACTTGTAATATTAACTATTAATTTAGAAACTACTGAACCATCAAATAGTTCAAATAATTCATCTGATAAGGATATTGCTGGTGCTTGAATTGAATTTGGATTAGGTAAAGTTGTATCAGGTATTGTTGGTATAGGATTTTTAGTATTAAAATCATAAAAATTATCTTGGTGTTCAAACAACTGAACATTAACAGTTAAATCTTCGTTAATCTCAATACCTAATACTCTAAAAGGTTTAGCATTAAATCCACCACTAGCATAAGTAATTGCAACTATATCTCCTATTTCTAACTCTAAAAATTCTGATGTTAAAGTTAATTGTATTTGTAATTGGTTTCTTGATCTTCTTAAAATTACCTCACAAAGAGCCTCAGCATTAAAAGTATTAGTTACATTAGGGAACTCAAAATTACCCTCTAGCAAAGTATCGTTATCTGCTGAAAGCATAGTTGCGTGTTTAAATTCTGTTACAACATTACTGTCATCTGCTGGTGGGAAAGAAACTGTATCATTCTGCCAATTCTTATATGGGTTTACATAAGTTCCTATTACTCGATTAAATTTATTATTTTTTCTTTCTCCTAATACTTTTGCACCACCTACTACATGATCTGCTGTTATTGTTTTAACTGATGAGCCTGTACCCTCAATTTTAAGTTTATAAACACCATTATTATAAGTAAATAATGATCTCATTGGATTTAAAAGTTTTTTTACATTATCAATTACTTTTTGATTAGTATCTATAACTGCATTAGTTTCAAATTTAATAATAGCTGGAACTACATCTGTTACATGACTTCCACTTGAAAAATTAGAAGATAATGCTGTACTATATGAATCAAAACCAGTTCTCCAATCAAAAGTTAAAACACCACCAGCTGGTGCATTACCATAATAAATAATAATAGGGTGGACAGCACCATTTGAAAATGCTTTCGTTCCCTCTTGTGATTGTGTTCCATGCCAACCTCTATTATTTACAACTAGCTTACTATTTCTATTGTTCTCAACTTCTTTAAATAAATTATCTACAGTTTGATTAGCATCTCCAATATAAACTACAGATGAATCGTCTGATGTTGTTCTAAAATAAAATGTTGCTGTACTTGGTGATGTAAAATATCCATAATATTTCCTTGAATGATATTGTTGAGTACTTACACCACTAATACTTGTTACTTGTGCTGTTTGCTCTGAAGATTTATTTACAAAAAAATTAGGATTATCATTATAATATCCACTATAAAATTGAGAAGTTAATCCAGGTGTTGAAGAAAATACTTCTGTTCTTGGTTGGATTAAAGTATCTGCATCTGTTGCAGAAGTTTTAAAAGATGCAAAATCAGATTCAAATGCACTATCTGGTAATCCTTTTCCATATCTAGTATTTCTTAAATAATCTAATAATACTAATGCAGAATTAGGTGTCCATTTAGTAGCACTATCTCTAGGGTCAAAAACTTTTTTACCTTTTAATGTTACTCTTACTTGTGGAATTGAACTAAATACATCTTGATTCCATTTAAACCTAAAGGCTACATAACTAACACCACTTAATTTATGATTTGATGTCCAATTAGTAGAATTAGTTAATATAGATGATGCAACTTGTGTGTCTGTTCCATTAAATGCCTGTACTTGAATTAATGAACCACTTTTATAAAAATTAGCATCTCCACCAGAAACTTCTCTTGTTACTCCATGATCTAAATCGCCATCAAAAATAACCTGTTTATCATCTATAAATATTTGCTCTACTTCTTCAATTTCTCCCTCGCAAAGAACTCCAGCCATATATAAGTATTGATTATCTGTTCCTGATGATTCTACAAATACTCTTGTAATTCCAACTTGTCGTCTGCCATAAACAATAGGAATTTGTGCATTGTTAGATTGTTTGTTAATTAATACACCTCGTTCTTCTTCTGGTGTATCAAACTCAGGAATATCAGGAATAGGTATAAGCCACCCGATAAAACTTGTTACAACATTAACAATTGCTTCAACTATTCCACCCATTAGTGATAACTCCTTTTAAACTTTTGTCCTACTCTATAAATATCACTATCAACCCTTAACCAATTTATAGAATGATCTACCTTTAATTGTTTTCTAAAATAATTATAAACCCAACGCATCATTTTAAATGTATTTTTTACAGATACAATTTCTATTAACCATAAATTACTACCTGAGTTCCATTCATTAGATTTAATCTTACCTGTTTGTTTAAATCTTTTTTCTACTAGATCATGGATATAAGCCCAATTAACAAAACCAACTAATTCGTTATTGTCATAAAACTTTTTATATTGATTAAGTTTTATTGATGGTTCTAAATAATTTGTTAATTCTTTACCTTTATAACGATCAAAATTATTAAATAAATTTATTACATCTTGCATTATGTTCTACCCCATTTAATATCTTGAACTGTTTGTGATGCAAATTCGAAACCTTTATCTGTTGAAAAATGTAATTGTTGTGAACCTGTATTTGTTTTTCTACCCTCTATTTTACTAAAGTCTGACCAATGAGATGCAACTACAATATTAGCATTAGAATTATTAATAGTTTCATCAATACTAAAAGATTCTATTCTACCTTTAAATAAAAGAAATGGGTCTGCAATTACTGCCTCGCTACTGTTTAAAAAGCCTTTATAAACTTCTGCTTCTTTCTCCATATAATTATTGCTTAAAAATAAAGATATGATTGTTTGATCTGCACCAGAAAAAGATAGTGTTATATTACTTACTTCTATTTCTGATGATTCTGTGACACTAGATAATCTTGTAAATAATGATGATGCTGAATAAGTATTTGAATCGTAAGTTATGTCTTTATAATGGTCTGTAAATCTAAATCCTGTACCTACATTAATATAGACAAGTGTAACAGGTTGTAAGCTATCTGTTAAAAGTTCATTCTTTACTGCTGTTGTTAATGTTCTCGTCATATTGTTCGTAAGTTGTTTGGGTTACACTTTCTGTACCTTTTAACATAGTAAAATCAAATTTGCTATTAGGTTTCTTATATTCTTTAAGATCATTAATTTTACTATCTATTTGATCTTCATTAACAATCACTTCGGCAACAAAATCGGCATTTATTTTGTGGGTTATTTTATACTTTTTCATTATAGATTTTCTATTAAGTCTATCTGATACTTATAAAGATCATTAGTTACAATAGAATATTCTTGAATATCATTTGAAAGTCTTACAGTAAAATCAACATTATCATAAACCAATGCAATATCATTAGCTACATCTGATCTTAGAGGTGGTTCAAAAGTTAATGTTCCCTCGCCTGTACCATCTGCATCTAAATCTGCAACTGCCATATAAACTTTATCTTGTCCAGCAAATCTAAAATAATCTCCAGCTTTTAAAATATCACTTGTGCTAGTAGCCATACCATCTATTGTGCAAGTTGTTGCTCCAGCAGAAATTGCACCATCTACACTTATAGTTCCTGATGCTACTCCTTGTGCATTTGATACTATTGGTGGAATAACAGTAAAGGTATTTAATTTTGCTCTTTGTTTCATAATAAATGCTTTTATAGGTGCAAAGTTTGATCTACTCATAGGAGCATAGTCTAAAGTAATAGTAAATTTTTGACCATCTATTTGTCTTGCTTGTATTCTACCAGATGTTGTTACACTAACTATAGTATTTTGTGCTGAACCTACATTAGCACTTTTTGCAACAGGAGATGTTGGAAATTGTCCACTCATATTATACTAATGCCTCTTTACCTTTTTCATTTAATGCAGAATTAATTACATTAACTATTGTTGCTCTATTATCAATTAATAATTCTTTTACACCTCTAACATCTGTTGCGTTGATTGTAAAATTAACATTAGTTTCTCCACCACCTGTGCCTCTAGCTGATTGAGTAATTTGTCCTGATGAATTTGGTATAAACAATTCTGCACCTTGTTCTCCTACCATATAAGGTTGATTTTTTTGAACTGAACCACCACTTGCTCTTTTCATAGAACCACCACTTGTGCTTAAAAATGAGCCACCAGTAAAAAAACCTAATGCGGCTAAAATAAGAGATAAACCTACTTGTTTTTTTAATTCTGCTGTTTTCTTTCTCATTATATTTAAATGTACTTTTTCTTGATTTTCTAAATCAATACCTAATATTTTTTGAATACCCATTCTTATAATTACTTCTATTAATAAACCTAATGTTTGAACAAGAGCATTAACCACCATATTTTTAAATGATTTTCCTAAATCTTCTCCTAAAATAATTGCTCTTGCTAAAGCATTTGAAAATGAAGTAATACCATTATTCAACCCCTCTTTAATTGTAGTTCCAATATTTGTAAATTTTTCTTGAATTTTAGTTAAAGAATTTTCGTTCATTTCTCCAAATGATTTATTCATTTCTTTAAATTTTTTAAGACCCTCAACTTCTAATTCGTGGAATTTTCTTCTTTTCTTATTTGCTTCATCTAAAAGAAAATTTTGTAGTTTTAATTGTTTTTCTTTAGCCTCTGCAATAGCTTTTTCAGCTTTTGCAAGATCAACTACTGACTCTTTTACTTGTATCATTGTCTTGTGGAAATCTCTTGTATTTGGTAATTTTAATTTTATTTCATTATCTTTTCCAGCTAGTTTTTTAAGTCGTCTATTAATATCGTCTATAATTAAACCAGCACCAGCTATTTTACCAAAAAGTCCACCAAAAGCTATAGCAAGTAAACCTATAACAGATTGCATATCTCTAAAATTAGTAGTTAGTGTTTTTATTCCATTTGATAATTTTAAAACTGCAACTGCAAGATTTTCTCCCATTTCTCTACTTAATCTTCTTATTGCTTGATCGTTTGTTTCTGTAAATTCTTTTAAATCTCCTAATTGTCTTTTTAGTTCATCAAAAAAACCTGATGCTATTTCAGTTTGAATTGTAAAGAAAGCATCTTTTAAATTTGATATAGTTCCTTTTAAAGTGTTTGCTAGTTTGTTAGTCAGTTCTCCAAACTTTCCCCCTGTTCCAAATGCTCTTGCTAATCCTAATATTGATTCATCTACACTTGTTTTTACTCCAGCTGAAAAACCAGCCATAGCAGTTACAGCCCTATCTCTAAATAAATCTGCTGAACCTATACCAGCACTAAATGATCTTTGAATTTGTTGTGAGGCTAGTGCAAAATCTCCACCTAATTGAACTGCTGTGTTTCCTGTAATTTTTAAAAGTTCTTCAAATGATATTCCAAGTGATTCTGCTTTTTCTGAAACAGTTGCTAAAGCTGTTACACCTTGTTGAATATTAGATAATTCAAAAGGAGTTGTTTTTGCAAATTTTGTAACAACATCTAATGCGTCTTTACCTTTTTTAGCACTACCAAACAATGCTTCTAGTTGCACACCTAATTCTTCAATTTGTATACCAGCACTAACGATACCTTTAAGAACAATACCAGCACCTAAACCTAAAAAAGCATTTCTAAGATTAAATACAGCACCTTTTACCATACCTAAAGATTGTTGGACACGATTTAAAGCCTGTTTCGACCTATCCTTTGCTACAATATCTATGTTTAGTTTTTGGTTTGCCATTACTTTAAGTTCCTTGATTGTTCTAATGCTTGTTTCGTTTTATACTGTTCTTGTTCTTTTTTCAAGTAAGCTAACCAAAGATTATAATGGCTAACAGGCATATCAAGAACTTGTTGAATTGTAAGATGTAATCGTTCTGCAATAACTAACAGCGACCTAACATCTGGGTCGCTATCTACTTTTTTTCTGCGTCCTCGTAATTAGTATCTAAAAGGATTTTATTAGCAATTTCTGAGATAACATTAGAATCAGCTTTTTTTCTTAGTGCAAATTTATCTTCTGGGCTAAAGGCTTTTATCATTTCGCCTTTATCATTTTTGACTTGCAGTTTCATTATAAGCAAATCAACAAGAATAGTTAAGTCTTGAAAGTTATTAGACTTTTTAAAGATAATGTTTTTTTCTTCAAGGGTTAATGGTTCTGAATAAAACATACTCGGATTACCATGCTCGTCTTTCCACTCCTCAACTTCTATAGTTATAGTTTTAAGAGTTTCAAAATGAGATTTAACTCGATCAATTACTGACATAAATTAAGATTAGACAGTTGCTCTAGTCAATGCTCCTGTGCCTTGAAAAGTAACAGTTCTTGAAACGATTGCGTCCATAGCATTATTAACTGACATTCCTGTAATAATTCCTGTACCTGAAAATTTTTCATCTCCTGAAGCATTACCCTCTGGTAATAAAATAAAAGATATTGAAGTTCCAGCAGTTAAAGTTTGTTGTGGAGAATCAGTTTCATCATAATTCATTTCTAAAGTTCCTGAAAATGATGTTCTACCAGTTACAAATGATTTTGTACTGTCTATTAAAGCTGTATCTTCTACAACGTCAGCAGTTGTTTCAAGTGTAAATGATGTTAGTTCCCCAACAGCAGTTCCACCAGCAGTGACTACGCCTTCTTTTCCGTGATGTGTTGCCATTTTTTATCCTTGTTAGATTTTGTTGGTTTATTTTCTTG